CCAGGTCCTGGTCGAAGATCGACAGCGCGGTTCGCTCTGCGTCGACATTCTCGAAATAGCCCCACACGCTGTCCGCCGCAGACAACACGCCATCGGTTTGGATCCGGGCGATCGCCGGTCCGCCGCCGCCGTTCTGGTGTTGATACGCCGTCTTCCCGCTGATGATGGAGGGCCGCGCGCTGATCGTAAAGCCAGCGTTCCCACCCCACGGCGACGCGCTGTCTTCCAGCTCGCTGGGATCGTCCAGGTCGTGGGTGACACTCGGCTCCCCTAGGTATGCCGGCGTCTCGTTGACACCGTCGCCGTCGAGATCGAACCACGCGATCCGGTGGCGGTCATCCGGCACCGGCCGGCAGAGGCCGTCCTGGTGACGCGTCCACGCCGCGCTGGCGCGGGAGAAGGTCCCACGATGCGCTTCGCCCCCGCGATCCGCGCCACGCGTCCGTCGATACAACGTCCCATACCGTTGCGCAATCTGACCGCCGACGGCAAAGAGCAGATCCGAGGGCTTGAGGCTCATGGCAGCGGGGCCTCGTGTTCCTCGTACGGGATCGTGGCCACCCGGTAGCTGGTGTCACCGGGTTCGAAGCCGAACGCGATCACCCCGTTGTCCTGGTTGGCGATGATCGTCGCGCGATCCCCCTGAGCGGCGTCGGGCACGAAGACCGTCGGACGGTGCAGCTCGTACTGCGACTGGAAGTACCGCGCCTCGTCGTACTCGTGGAATCCTTCGAGCTCGACGCGCAGTTGCCCCTCTTTCGTCGGGACGACCTGCGTGCGGCCCGCCCACCCGGCGCTCGAGCGCGTGCTCTCCGCCACCGGACGCGACCCGTCCTCCCGAAAGGGTTTGCGCAGGACGAGATCCCACGTCCTGCCTAACCGGAGACCCGTGATCTCCGGAATCAACCCCCCACCCATCGCGGGGATGAACAGGCGGAAGCCCCAGGCCATCGTGCCGACGGGTAAGCGGGCCAACCATTGTCCATCCTCGCTCAGCACACCCGCGGGATCCTCGAGCGCTCCCGGTGTGGAGACGGCCGGGACCGTGACGTCAATCGGGCGCTCGTACGCCTCGCCGCCAAACCCCGTGTTGGAGATCTCCAACCGCACGGGAAACCCGGCCAGGTTGTGCCCGTCCATCGCCAGCATGCTGACGTACCGCGGTTGATCGCAGAGGACGCGGATCCACGCGTCGCCCGTCACCGAGGGAGACCAGCGATCGCGCCGCCAGCGCCGGCCGTTGGCCACGCGGAACGCCTCCATGTCGACGGCGGCGGAGGACGCGCTGACCACGTGCGCGGGGAACTGGAGCGTCGAGAACACGTTCTCAACCAGGAAGACGGACCCGCTCATCGGGACACGATCCGTGTCGGGATGGTGACACGCGCGCCGCGGGCCTCACGACGCTGGAGCAAGTACTCCAGCTCGTCGACAGGCACGCCGCCCTGTTCGATCGTGAGGTGGAACGTCTCTTCGGTGCGCCCCTGCAGATCGCGCCGGGCCGCGTCGTCGAACCGCGTGACCCGGACCGGGATCTCGCGATCGCGATCGTTGTTGCGGCCGAACAGGCCACCGAGCAAGCCACCGGCCAATCCAATCACACTGCCTAACAGCGGGTTGGCGCGGACGGCTTGCAGATCCTGCAGGATCCGCGTGAAGGAGTGGATGACCACCTGCGCCATCTGGTCACTGCCGGCGATGGCGGCGCCGGCCATGACGGCGAAATTATCGACGACCGAGGCCGCCATGTCATGCGCCCCCTCACCGACCGTGCCGAGGGCGTCCAGCGTGGCGTTCAACTGCTCCTGTGCCTGGCGTCCGCGTTCGGCTGCGCGTTGCAGCATGTCGGGACCACCCACTTGGAGCTCGGGAAATCCGCCCAACGCCGTGAGCGCACCCCGGTCCGGACGCTCGTCGGGGCGGAGCAACTGACGGACCGTCAGCGGCGCTCCGTGCGTGAGGCCGGGGCCGACCACCCCACCCCTCGCGGTGGCCAGGAACAGCTCGATTTGTTCCCGTCGGCTGAGGCCCGGCGGTGGTGTCGGCGGCGGCGTCAGGTCACGCCGGTCTCCATCACCGCGCGCCGGCGGCGGCGTCAGGTCACGCCGGTCTCCATCACCGCGCGCCGGGGCTTGCTCCCGCGCGAGGCGTTGCAGGCGTTGCAGCCCGAACGCGATCGCGTCCGCAAGTCCGTCGAACTCTGCTTCCAATTCCGGGAGCGAGCGTTGCTCCGCACCGAGACGGAGTCCCGGGGCAATTCCTGCCAGCGCGCTGGTGGTCGCACTCGGGGTCGGCTTCGCCTTGATCGCCGCGATGTCTTGCTCGAGCTCCAGACGCCGTGCGCCAAGCGCGTTGAGCCGTTCCGCCAGGACCACCTGATCATCGATCTGCCCGAGCGTGTCGATCTGCGGCCGCGAGAAGGCGAGGTCCGGATTGAGGATCAGATTCCACGCATCGAGCAGATCGCCCAGCTTGACCGTGAGCTTGCCGATCGCGATCAACGCCTGGGCGACGGCCGTGCCGATCTGGCCGACCGCGATGGAGAATTCCCGAATCGCGTCGGTGTTCTGTTCGACGAAGGTTTCCATCTCGGCCAGCGGCCCGCCGGCGCGCTCGAGCGCATCGGCCAGGGCGGGGATCGCGACGGTGCCGGCCTCGATCAGCACGATGTTCAACCTGTTCTTCAGGCGCTGCCAGAGATTCGTGATCTCACGATTCATGATCTCGAACGCCCCTTCGGCGGCGCCGGTGGCGTTGCGCATGTTCTCGACCTGCTTCGCGAATTCCTCGGCCCCCGTCCCGGCGATCACCGCGGCGGCGCGGAACGACCGGAGATCCGGCACGACGCGTTGCAGCGTCGTGATGTTGCCTTGGGTAGCCTGCTCCAATTGGGCCAGCAATCCCTGGAACCCGTGCGCGCGTAGACCGGCGACACTCCACTCGACGCCGAGCTCGGCGGCGGCCGCCTTGGCCTCAGCCGAGGGACTGACGATCGACAGCAGCAACCGGTTGAGCGACGACATCGTCTCGGCCGCACTGATGTTGGCCTTGGTCATCGTCGCGACGGCGGCCCCAATTTCCTCAAACGAGATGCCGAGCAACGACGCCGTGGGCGCGACCGTCCCGATCTCCGACGCCAGCTGGGTGAAATTGATCTTCCCCCCCTTGACGGTCTGGAACATCACATCGGAGACTTGCGTTGCGCGGTCGGCCTCGAGGTTGTACGCGTTGAGGACTCCCGTGATCGCGTCGACCGCGGTAAAGGTGTCCGCGATGCCGCCGACCGCGGCCTTGGTGGCGACCTCGAGGACCTGGATGGCCTCCGTCGTGTCGCTGATGCCGGCAGAGAGGACCTGATAGAGTCCGGCGCCGAGCTCGTTGGGGTCCTTCGGCAGCCGGCGTGACAGGTTGAGGATCTCGTCGCCTAACGCCTGCGTCTGCTTCCGGACGTCCCCATCCAGGAGAGTTCCCACCTCTGCCATGGCGGCGCTGAAGCGCGCGGCCGCGCGCGTCGCGGCGACCAGCCCCGCGGCCACCGTGGCGACCAGGACGGTACCCAGGCGCTTGCCAATCCGGATCAGGCGTTCCTTGCTGATGCCGAGCCGCTTGAACGCGCGTTCCGTGCGCGAGAGCGCAGCACTCCCGACGTCACGAATCCGGATCCAGATCGAGACTTGTTCGTCAGGCACGACTCACCACGATCTTGGGGAGAGGGATGCTGTTGGGATACGCACGGGCATGCAGTTGGTCCGCTTTGTCCTGGCTGCCGCCGAACGCGCCGGCGGCCCCGGCCAGGACATACCAGAGGCGTCGGGCATCAAAGCGATCGAGGCGCTCCACGTTCGCGCGGAACAGCGGCCACGGCGTCTGTCCCAGTCCGGCCATCCCATAGGTTTCGCCGTACTCCGCGATCACATCGTCGAAGGTGGCGGAGCCGTACCGTCCACCGCCGCCGTCCTGGACCTCCAGGTCCCGCTGTTCAGCACCGAAAAAAAATCCTGCACCGCTCCGAAGAACTGGTCGGGGGGTAACGCACCGAGCGCGGGCTGCTCGACGGCGTCCGGAAATCGTTCAAACAGCTCGGCGACATGTTCGGCGGATCGCTCCGAGTTGATGCGGTGCAACAACCGCAGAAACGGCACCGACTCGGCGACGGTCAGCGGTTTCAGCCGCAGGACGGTCTCGCCGACGGCGATCTCGACCCGATCGAAGGCCGCAAAGAAGGCAGGCTCGGGCATCTATGAGACAATCACCGAGAGCCCGGCGACGCGGTACGTCACGGTGTAGGCGGTGAAGGTGTTGTGATCCGCGTGCCGGATCGCGGTGGGAATACACCCCGTCGCCTGGATCTCGGGCATCGCGTATTGCGTGCTGCCCCACTGCACGTCGATGTCGCGTGCGGTCCCCGCCCGGCGATCGGCATAGGGATCGTACGTGCCGAGCGCGTCCACCAGACCCTGGATCTCGATCTCCGGATTATGCTTGCTGATGAAGTACCCGAGCAATCCATCCGCGGCATTCCCGCTCTCCAGCAGCTGCAGCGTGGGGTTGGTGCGGAGTCGAAATTCCTGGAAGTCCGGGGACCAGGCGCCGACCGTCAGGCCGCTGTCCACGACATTCGGGGCCTCGGTGTCATCGAACACGAGTCCACCGGGCACCGCCGCGGCGGTGATGGTCAGCAACTGCGCGGACCACTCCTGCTCGATGCGCAGAATGTTGCCCGCGGCCGCGACGATCGTCGTGCCGCACACCCCGCCCACTAGCTTCCACAACGTCCCCGCCTGGTAGATGTACACCGTGGCGGACTCGTGGCCGGAGCTCGCGGGCGCGTAGGTGACCGTCTCGCTGCCGCCGGTCAAGTCCAGGGTCTCGCTGTACGCGCTCGCGCGCCAGGCCGGACCCGATTCCGGCTTATTCGACGCGCTGATCGCCGTCGTTACGCCCTTGAATTCCACTGTTAGGCGGAACGTCACGATCTCGCCCTCGGGCGTGCCCGGCGGGGGCGGCAGCAGCGTGCCGCTATTCACGTCTTCGCGCGTGTTGGGGAAGTGGAAGTCGTGATCGGTGTTCGTCCACGTGAGGCCCACGACGCGTACCGCATCCGCGCCCGGGACCGGCTCCGCGTCGGTACCGCGCACGGACTCTGGTTTGATTAATACGGCTAAGGCGTCAACACTGACTGGGGTCGTCATCGGTTACCCTCCCGCGCCTGTTTGCGTTTCGCCGCGCGCACCGTTGCGCCGTCGATCGGCTTCGGTGGCTTGGTCGCCGCCACGATTTCACCGTTGACATAGCTACCGCCGACGATGCCTTCCGCAGCGGGCGCGCGCCCGGTGCGTGGTGCCGGTGGCTTCGCGGGCGGCGTCTGCCCGCTCGTGACCTTTGATTCGTGTGTCATGGGAGATCGTCTCGTACCTGGTAACGGGGAAACAACGGCGCCGCGGCCAGCGTCCCACCGTCGAGCTGCGCCCAGGACGCCCCTTCGGTGAACGATGCCGTCCGCGTGATGTAGATCTGGTTGCGCTTCCGCGCGTCGACCTGGTCGTTGCCGTTCAATCGGTTGAGCGACCGTCGTGCCGCGCGGCGGTACAGCATCGCATCCCGGAGGCCTGCCGCGGTCTGCGCGGTACCGACGACGAAGGCCAGCCCGATCGTCAGCTGCCCCTCGGTGCCCTGGGTGATCTGGTTCGCGACCCAACCCTCGATCGCCAGATCATCCGGATCGAACACGAAGCCGAAGGGCGTTGGCCGCTCGTCCGGATCCGCAAAGAGCCTGGCGACGTCGTTGGCACGCGTCGTATCGACGATGGCCGTCAACGCCGGCGGCGCGGACTCACCGTCATCCAGCGGGATGCTGCCTAACAGCGCGTTCACGCCGTGGGTCGGATCATTCAGGAAGTCGGTCACCATCCGCAGGACATTCAGCTTCATGCCTTCACCACGATCAGGGCGGTCAACGCGCCGTCTTCGAGCAGCTCGCGCCGGCGGAACTGATACCGAATCCCATCGACGTCGAACTCGTCGTCGACCGCCAGCGCGGCCAGGATCCCGACCGTCAGCTCCGCCGTCGCGACGGCGACCATCGTTTCCGTGGCGGCCAGTTGGAGGGGCGTCCCGTCCATGGTCACCGGCGCCGACTCGAAGTCGACGAGGACATTGGTGGTCTGCCCCTCGTAGGTCAGGCACTCGCCGAAGTCGGCAAGCAGATGCGGCAGGTCCTGCGTCCGGTATGCCACGCGCGGTTACTGCTCCTCGTGATCCGGATCCTCGTCCTCGTCCGTCCCGTCGAGTTCCACCATCCGTGCTTCGATCGCTTCGAGGGCGGTCGCGCGGTTCTTGTGGTCCCGCTCGGCGTTATGCAACTCCTCGAGCACGGTGTCTTCCGTGACGGTTTGCAGGTGCTCCTTCAACTTCTCGACGGAGAGCGTATGCGGCGGTGCCGCGTCGTCGTCGGAGGCCGACGCGGCAGCCGACCCGACGGCGACGATGACCCCGCGGTCCCGCAAGCGCCGAGCTTCGTCGTCCGCGAGCGCCGGGAGCGTTTGCCCCGGCGCGTAGTAGGTCTTGTCGATCTTCACGGTCTGCGCCGCGATGTGTGTGTCCTTGGCCATGAGGGCCTCCCGTTACGGTGCGACGACGGTGGCGCAGAGGCTCGCGTTGACCCGGTAGGGCACCACGAGCGGCGCGCTCTGCATCAGCAGCCACCGCACCGCGGGGTCCTCCTCGAGCCAGGACTTCGAGAAAAACCGGGTGGCTGTGTACCCCGCCTTCTCGTCCTGGATGGCCCCGTACGCCCGCACGCCCTCGAGCTGCGCGCCGCTGACGATGACCGTGTTGTCCGGCAGCATCTTCTGTTCGACGCCGGCATCGTCGATGTACCGGTCCTGGTAGATCCAGATGTCGTAATCGCCGATGTTGCCGCCGTATCGCGCCTTACGACCAGAGCGCGGTCCGATCTCGGCCGTGGAGGCGGAGCCTCGGCGATTGTCCAGGAGGGCTTTGACTTCATCCTTCCCGCGGAACAGCCGCCACGCTAACGGATCCATCACGACGTCCATCCCGACCGCGCCGGATGTTTGCTGGATCAGATCCCCCCACGTCTCCAGATCGTCGATGACCGTGGCCGTGGTCTCACTCCACTGGGCCCCGCTCGTCAGCGCAACGGTCAGCGCGGACGAGCGCGTGAAGTCGACGACGACCGTGTCGTAGCCTTCCCCGGTCACGGTGACCTTGCCCGTGCGGAGCGCCTCGGACGCCATCACTTCTTCGCGCCGGGTGAGCATCTCCAATTGATCCATCAGCTCACGGCGCAACGCCAGATCCCGCCGCGCTTGCGGCGACAGCGACCCGCCGATCTGCTCGCCGATCCAGCGCTTCATCGGCGCATCGGGCTTGAAGCTCCGCTTGTCCTTCGCGTACGCCGGACGGAACGTCTTTGTCGCCCATCCTTTGCTCTGCACCACCTTGCCCGCCACCATCGGGTGGACGAACGGCGTGATGCGCTGTTTGGTGGTGTCGACGTCGAAGTGGATGTCTTCCGTGTCACCCGTCTGGACTTCGCGGAAGAACAGGTTCAGGAGGAACGCTAGCGGCTCGTCCAGGGACGCGACCACGCGCCGCAGCACACCAGTCGAGAAGATATCCATGCTCGTCGTGCTCCTTTATGCCTGCACGCGTCGTTAGGACGCGACCGTGGCCTTGAGGTAAATGCCCTTCTCGGCAAGGGCGGTCTTCGTACTGGCGATCGTATGCGCGGTCCCGAAGACGAGTTTCTCGTCCGCGAACTCACCGGTCAGCCACACGCGGCCCGCCTTGTCGGCGCCCGTGGCATCCACCGCATCCATCAGGATCGCGCGCGGCACTTCCGATCCGTCGCCCGCGGCGCTGAGCGACAGATTCCACTTGTCGCTGGCCGTAATGCGCCCGAGCACCGAGCCCGCGGCCAGCACCTGGCCGGTGATGATGACGACCTCTGCCTCGACGCGCGGAAAGTCACCAGCCAGGAGCCAGTCGAGGCTCCGCGCGGCCGACGCAAAGGAAGGGGTTCCGTAGTCAGTCATAGTGCGTTCGTCTCCTTATCCGCTGAGTTCACACTGGGCGCGCTGGCAGGTTGCGGCGGACGACCGGCGTTGAGGATGCGTGCGGCGAGTTGTTCCTCCTCCGTCGCACTCTCGCTCTCGCCCGCGCTGGGGTTCGGGAACTTGTTCTGGGTCTCGTCCTGCTCGAGCGACTGCAGGTGATCCGTTTTGGCGGCACGCTCCTGCTGCTTCATCTTCAGCGCCGCGGCCTCGGGCGTGCACAACGGATCTTCCTTGCACGCGGTGATGAGCGCCTCGTAGCCGGGCTCCGTCAGCTGCTCGATCGCGAGTAGCCGCTTACGCTCGGTCGTGGCACCAACCTCACGCCCTTTCTGCTCACCGGCGGTTTCGCCAGCGGTGCGCCCCTTCGCGATCAGCACGTTGGCCGCCTCGGCGTCAGTGGCTTCGAACGCGGCCGCGCGCTGCTCGGGAGTCTGCGCGGCCGTCGTGTCCTTCGTCGTATCACTCATGATGGACGAATCCTTGGTGGTGGCAGCCGCGCTGCCCGGGACAGAAATTGAGTTCCTCGAGCTGATCTGCTCGACGAGCTCGGCGTGCAGTTCCTCCAGCGTGCGGACGCGTTCGGCCATCCCCGCGTCGACAGCCTGCTGGCCGATGAAGACGTCGCCCTGGCCGTAGTCGGCAAGGACCGTCTCCTCGCTCACGCCACGGTAGCGCGCGACGCGTGCGATCACGACGGCCGCGATGCTATTCACCTCGCGCTGGTGTTGCTCGTGTCCGGTTTTCGTTTTGGCATCCGGACGCTTGAGCGGAGACTGCGAAGAGATGATCTCGATCTCCTCGATGCCTTCCATCGCGTCACGCTTGCGGAAGTCGACGATCGATTTGACGACCCCCAGACTGCCGAGAATCGACAGATCCGTCGCGACGATCTCCTGGAACGCGCTGGCCAGGACGTAGCCGGCCGACGCGCCGAGTCCACCGACGTGCGCGATGAAGGGTTTCGTGTCGGCCGCGGCGAACTCCGCCAGCAGGTCCGCCGTCTCGAGCAAGCCGTTCACGTCGCCGCCCGGCGTATCGAACTCGGCCACGACCGCGCCGACGCTCGGGTCCTCCATCAGGCGGTTGGCGTCGCGCGCCAGGCGTTCGTACGTGGTGGCGCCGCTGATCGCGCTCAACAGGTCCGCGTGCTTGAACAGCGGACCCGTGATCTCGATCGTGGCCACGCCGTCCCGCACGGTCGTGTGCTGCACGTTCTCGAGCGTCTCGCCCGTCTCTTTGGCGATCGCGGCCAGTAAGCCGGGATCCTCCGCCGCGATGGCGAACATGGTCTCGTAGTAGTCGCGCATGATCGCCCACGGCCGACTGACGAGCGCCTGCAGCGCGCGACGATGCCCGTTACGCTTCGGCATCATCGTCCTCGTCGGGCGTGGTGTCGTCCTCTGCTGTGTCACGCGCTCCATCGGCGCCGGCGAGCCCGTCTTCTCGACGCATCCGCTCTTCCTTGGTGCGCTGCCGGTGCTTCCGCTCCCAGTCTCCGCCCGTCGTCAACGCGGTCACTTCATTCCGCGTCATGAATTCCTCGCTGACCGCGACCTGGTACGCCTTCATCTCCTTCAGCGGATCGATCTGCGCCTGGCCGGGCCCGTGCCATTCGGTGCCGAGCCACGCCGCACGCATCAGCGGATCCGTCAGGAAGCCCGGCGCCGGAAGGAGGTTGCGTGCGACGGCCTCGCTGATCGCGAACTCGTACGACGGCTGACAGAACGCGCCGGCGAACCAATGCCGCTTGGTCGTGAATGCGCGCCACGCTTCCAGCAAGGCGGCGCGGGCGGCGGAGTACGACGAAGTGAAGTGCTTGATGAGCAGCTCGAACGGGATCTCGATCGCTACGCCCACCTCGCGCAAGATCGACTGCACGAACGGATCGAACTTGTCGTTCGGGCGCCCGGGGTTGGCCGTCTGGATGTCCTCGCC